CCTGCTTTTTGTAAAAAACAGCAGACACTTGCTCTGTATCCAGAGGAATTGTAATGTAGGCTCCAGCACCAGAAAGGACTTTCTTTTGTAAATTTAGTCTATTTTTTTCGTTTAAACTCTTGAGAACTTCTCTGTCTTCATCAGTCGTTGGGTTGCGCAATCTTTGCAATTCATAATCTGTTAAAATCTTATAGTAATTACCGCCAACAAATGAGATATTACCACCATACTGAATATCAGCAGGATTCAATATCATATACTTTGATGGCAACTCTAATCTTTCGGCAGCAGAAATAGAATCAGAACCAAATACTTGAGTGATTTTAGCAATATCTCCTGGATTGACTTTATAATCAAATCTATAAATAAATACATTGCCAGAACGATAATACTCTCTGAAAAATTTATCTACAAAATTGTCAATATTAATCTTTTTAAATAGAGCGTCTAGGAAATCCCTAGCTTTCTTGTTGCCACCAGTAAAATAAATCTTACTAGTAGAAAACTCTGTCATTAGATCAATAACATTTCTGAAAGAAGAAAAATTATAATAAGCCTTTTGGCACAGAATTACAGCGTCTCTGATATTGAGACTGCTCTTGTTCTGCAAGCTGTGAGAATATTTAAATGGCACTAGACCATAGTCAATATTATAAAATCTATCTGTTCTCTCGATGTCACCAGCAAGATTTCTGCGAGCCTGTATTGGGGCGCTCTCAGTAGAAGCTGCATAAGCAGTCATCATTGGCTTGATTTCTTGAATCTTTGGCTTTCTCATGTTATAAAATCATTAAATAATTTCCGCTTCTAAAAATTGTGCCAACAGGCAACCCACCTGTTTGCGTTTGAGTGGGTAAATTTTGCATTAGAACATATCCAGACAATCCACTAAGAGTTACTGATGGTCTGCTTGAATGACCTAAGATCAAAGTGTAGTCGTCGAATAGCTCTAGCATTGGCAACCCAGCAGAATCAGTCACAGCCCACAAAGAAGCATTGGCTCCTGTCTCGTAATAGCTAACAAAAGTGCCAGCATTTCCTACGACAGAAACAACTCCAGAAGAAGCTACTAAAGATATCGAAGTTGGAGCAGTTGATCCACTAATATTTATTCTTTGCGCTGTTATTGGAGATGTAAAAGTCTTTGTGCCGCTGAAATTAAAATTATTTCCACTAGCTATATTGCTTACATCTGTTGCGCTAGACGAAGCTATAATTTGGTTATATAATAGCCCAGAAGTTGTGTCTGTGTAAGACTTCAGATATCCACTGGCTGTATCAACCTTGGTGCTTACTACTCCACTAGCTCCAGTTATAGAAGCGTAAAGATTTCCGCTAACAGAAACCGTGTATCCGCTTAAAGAAGTTATTTGTCCGCTTAGGTAATTTCCGGTGGATTCTAGTCTAGTAGATAATGTGCCGCTTACTGTGTCTGAATATGCATTTGCTGCAATACCAGTATTTAAAATAGTAGTATTTAAAACTCCAGAAACAGAATTAATTAAAGAATTCAAAGTTCCTGTGGCTGAGTTTAGTTCAGCTTGGTCTAAGTACCCAGAAGGATTAGTAGTCAATGGGTAATAATTCTCGTCGCCCACCTCTACGATGAACCCAGAGAACTCTACCTGATCTACCTGCTTTCTCCTAATCAAATTAGCCATGCTATTATAAAGTTACACTAAAACATCACTGGAGTAAATGTAAATGTATTATTTTCTACAGTTTGTTTCATTATATCGTTATAACATTTGACTCCCCAATTAGCCAACATAAATGCCGAATAGTTATCCTTTCTTGCTCTTGTAGCAGAAGAGCCTCTCTTTAAATGCTGTGGCAGATCAAAGTTTTGCATTCCTCTAGAAGTGGTAGTGTATTCTACTAGAGCGCATTGCTTTTTCGTTTGATAAATAAAGTCGTCTTGATTTTCTATAAAATCTAAGTTAGTCCAGTCAGCCTTGTCTCCAGTAAATACCAAATCTTTTGGTAAAGTTGTGCCTATGATATTGTCAAAGAACTTATCGTTAGAGCAAGTCCTAGAAGCGAACAAAACTTTCTTGTAATCTATGCATGCTTGTAGATATTCGTTTCCTTTTCTAATAAAGTCAGAAGTAAATACTTGATTAAATGCTATTCTATTGTCTGATAGATTGTATTGAGCTTTAGCATTCCGCAATTGCATCTCTTGATCTGGTCCTTCTGCATTTGCATCAAAATTTATGATCTTAATATTTATCTTTGCAGCCTTAAATATTTCTGATTGATTGCATGTATCAATAAAAATGTCTGCGCCAGCATTATCTAAAGTTATCATAACAACATCGAAATGAGTCATGATGTAATTAAAATATTTAACGTGATTATTCAAGTTCCCTAAGCCAGCGTAGGTGTGTACAAGAATGCCAACTCCAGTATCTTCGTCCAACTCCATAACAGCTATAGCAAAATAGTCTGCATTTGGAGAGTCGCTCATGTTTGGATCTATTCCTACTATATATTTTTTACCGGGCGTTCCTTTGACAAGAGTATGAGGGTATTCGTCCTTCAAAGTACACTCTTCCATTTTCTTTGCGCTGAAATAGCTGTCTGAACCATCAGTAAATTGAGCGCAATACTCTCTAAGAAATGCCGAGTGCGAAGTGCCACCGCTTTGAGCTTCTTCAATAATTGTTTTGTCTATCATCTCTGGCGGCAAAGCTTCATACCCTAACTGAGAAACAAAATAAGTAGAATCTTCTCTCTCTGGAGATGTTATTTTTGTTACCCACTCTTGATAAGTCTTATAAAGATTCTCGAATGTATAACTAGCAGAAGACAAGGCTATCATTTTCGAGTTATTCACGAACACCATTCTCTCTTCTTCTTTCATCTTGCCCTCTTTGATGAGCAAGTCTTCCATTTCGCGCACATCAATACGCCTTTTCATGTCTTGCGGAGCGACAAGGAATGGCATCAATACGTTTTTAATAATTTCTTCTGGCAAAAGCAAAAACTCATCAAGAACCAGAATGTTCGCACGGAAACCACGAATCTTTTCGCCGCTTAGAGGGATGGCTCTGATAGACCCGCCATTAATATCCCATTCATAAAGGTCATTTCTTTTGCTCTTAGCGCCGAAAGCTTGGAGCAGCAACTCCGCGCCTTTGCTTTCGCTCATTTTTTCTATATTATTAAAGATAGCTCTAGCTGTACGAAAGGTGGGACCAGCTATGAGAATCTTTGTGTTAGGCTCGAAGACGCATTGCAATACGCAATACACACTAGCTATGAATGACTTAGCGCAACCACGACCCCAAACGCACATAGAGAAGTTTCTATTGAACATTCCCTTAAGAGTTATCTCTTGATATGGCGACAGCTTAATGCCAGTTAACAAATAAGTCGTAAAATATAAATTTTGACGCAGAAATTTACAAAGAGTTATCTTAGCTTCTTTATCTTCTAGCTCTCCCTGAAGCTGCTTATAAATCTCATTGTAGTTTTCTGTTTTCTTTTTATATTTTGTTGTTTCGTGCCACATATTACAGTAGTTTTAAATCGTACATTAATTGTAAGTCGTATTTTTTATATTCTCCTTTACTAAAAAATACTTTTTTCATTATTCTAACGCATTCTTCTCTACCATCTACAAACAAAAATTGTACATTGGAATATTTTTGAATTAGCTCTCTTACATTAAAGAAAACAAACTCTGGAGTGACTTTGATTTTCTTAGATACATAATTGAGATATTGAAAGCTCAAACACTCTTGCAGAGGACGCTCTACTAATACTATTAGATTTGCTTCTGCTGCCACAGAACGCTCTATCTCGCGGCAAAATCTCTCGTATCCACCGCTCATGGTGCCGATAAAATCAGAGATTGATTTTCTTTCGATATAGCATTTGTTTTCTGGGTCGTTGATAGCGTAGTCTCCAAACTTTAAGCCTTTGACTTCTGTGGGATAATCAATAACCAGAGGCATTTGCTCTCTAGTATCAATAAATATTTTAAATCCATCAATTATAGAAGATTTGAGCTCTTCTTTTGGATATTCATATTTGTTTTTGAGCCCAATCTCGCCACAAAGCCCATAGTAATCCAAGAAAAGCTTGTGATAATAAGGAACAGGGGGGCTAGTAATAGAGCGAAGCTCAACTTCAGTAGGCGCATAAGTTAAGTTGTGTTTTTCTTTTCTTTGGACTAAGAATTTTTTTAAATAAGACTTCTGGGCGCTAGAATCTTGCTGACTCAGCCATTTTTTCATGGAGTTTTTATTATTGAAGTCGTTGGAAAAATAATAATCTTTATTTTTAAAGTTTATTAATTCTCCAGTAAGCAAATCTCGTCTCGGTTCGTGAGTTTGGTAGTATTCTACCATTCTCAACTTGTGAGATTTGAGATGCCCATGAAAAGACTTGTCTGTTTCGAATTCTAAATTACAAATTTTACATTTAACCATCTAAAACTTCCTCCTCTGTCAAACCAAAAATTCTGGCTTTAACATCATCCATAGATGATAAGCGGCCAACCTCTCCTTTTAAAATTTCTCTTCTCATATCTGCCATCTTTATCATTTCTTTTCTTGTGTCTTCGTCTTTCCACATTTGCACAAGGTTAAGAATAGATGCATTTTCCTTAACTAGATTGGAAAGTCTTTCGCTTCTCTTTACTTTGAGGTCATTCAGGAGTTTTTGCTGACGAGTCACGCACTGATTGTACTCTGTACGAGCAGAAGTCACGGCTTCTATCAAAGGCATTGGAATTCTATTGCCAGATGACATTTCTATGTCAATTTGTTCTTGTAGGGTTTGAATTGTGCGCTGAATATTTGAAGAAATTACAACTTCTGTAGCTAATATTATATATTGGTCTACTTCTTCTTGAGTCAAATCAGATTTATCATAAGCGTATCTGATAAAACTGCTCTCGAAAAGCTCTCTATCTTGGCTTGTGACATAAGTACCAATTTGATGCAAAAATCTATAAGTATGAAGATAAGAAATGAGAGAACCAAGATCTTTTTTTTGCTTAGCTGTAAGCTTGTCCTTATCCATTCCATTTAAAACGTACTTATTAACTCTTACAAGAGCTCGTTCTAAATTTTTGGGTGGCTTATAGTCGCCTTGATCATCTTCTCTGTCTGATGTATTAGATTGGATTTGTTTAGGAAGAGAATCTAAATACTCTTGGATGCTTCGAGCTTCTATAGAAAGATTATTTAAGCCATAGTTATTGAAAAGATCTCTAGCCAAGTCTACCGCACTCATTGAGGAGGCGTTGTTAGTGATATAATCCTTCTGTTCTTGCGTGAAATCAATTCTGTCTTTGGGAGTATATTCGCTCTTGGTCTTTACTTTGAGTTCTCTTGAAGCTAAAAAGTTTTTGACAGCTTTGCCATATTTGCTGCGGCCATCAATATTAGGAATTTCTGGGAAAGCAATTTGCGTTAGCTCTTGCAGGCTCGGAGGATTGTCCTTGCGGTCATTCCAAGTCTTAATTATCAAGTCTTTCTGTTCTTGAGAGAGATCTATTTCGTTCATATGTCTATTTCTCCGTTATTCAGGCATTCTTTGGCTTTTTTAATTATAGCTTTTTGAATATTTCTGAGTTGCTTGTTGTAAGTAGTCTTAGCTTTCTTATCGTATTTAAAATCTAAATGTTTGCAAACATACTCTTCTGTTTTATTCTGAATATATAATAGATCATACACTTTCCACTCTATTGGCTTGAGTATTTTCTTCATTTTTTCGTGAAGACTCACAGCCGCTTTCTGAATGTTGCATTCTGTAGATAGCTGATTATTTATTTCGTGGGAGTGGTCTTCCACAGAGACAGTCATTTTTAAATCGTAGGCGTTCTTTTTTGTTTTTACCCAGTTATTGAATAGTGGGCATCCTTTGTCCTGCTTACCGTAAATTTTACATTCGTTTTCGCCCATAGCTGCGGCGCATTTCAAGCAAGGCCGCGCATAATTTCCGTAATTGTTTCTAATTAAATTTTTTATCTGATTGGATATGATGCGATTTACCCAAGGAAGGATAGGCTTATGGTCATCATAGAGGTTCCATTTTTTGTATATGTGGAATCTTATGATTTGCGAGACATCTTCAAAGTCAATCCAGTTAAGAGCAGAGAGTGTCCATTTGTTTTTCCTCTTTGCTATTTCTGTATTAATTAAGTTAATGTAGTTTTCAAACTTTAGTTTATTCTTCTTCATTCATGGATTGACGAGAAGGATAATATCCAGCTTCTCGTTTGAAATTCTCTAAAGCTTCTTGTTTATTAAATCCTTGAGCTCTAAAGTTCGTTTCTTCTGAACTTTGTCCATTATGAGTGCCCATTAAACTGTCTAGTTTTGCTCCTTTATTGCTTCTTACATCAATATCAAAGTCCAACTTAGAAATGTTTGGCACTCTTTCTACTGAAATTTCCTCTTCTTCCTCTACTTGTGTAATCTTTGTAACAGGCTTGGTGATTTT